TCACTTCACAGATTGGTGGGATTCTGCAGAAAGAAAAATTCACGATGATTCAGCAATGTTTAGGTATGTTCAATGGGAAGCAGAAAGGTACATGTAATGACTCAAGAATTTCTTGAAAGAACAGATACAGCAGGAAATACTATATACACAACTAAAACAGGAGAAAAGATAAATATGGAACCAGTACAAGAAAAGAATAAGGATGTTGTTGCAACAATGACATTCCCAGCAGAACAGTTAATTGAGATGTTTAAAGACTACACAATGACTGGAGAGCAAGTTGAGGAATTGATTGCAGGTTACGACTTTGAAGATGTAATTGAATCAGGTCTTAGCAATCATGACTGGAATGATGAAGTTGAAAATGTCCTTAATTCTATTGATGTAGAAGATTATTTGGATATGGATACGATTGCAACCAATGTAATTGAAAGCCTTGATTATAACGATATTGCTCGTGAAGTCAAAGATCATTTAGATCCAGTTGATGCTATGTCATTGGCTGAGGAATTGCTTACATCTTTTGAATATTCATCACCTTGCCATGTTGGTAGCTTATTCATTAAGTCAGTAGAATCAATTATTGAAGGCTATATGAAGAAGCAAACAAATATTATTCCAGAAGTAGCAATTGCTGAGAATAATGATGTTGTTCTTCGTTCATTTAGTATTCTAGAAATTAAAGAGGTTCTAGATAGCCTTCAGTATACTGAATACAATAAGAATCGTGTCCTTGCAAGATTAATGGAAAAATAGAAAGGTTGAAAATGTCAAAGTACATTAAAATTTCTAATCAATCAGAGAATGTTAGTCGGATAGCCCTAGAAAAACTAGGGCTATCTACTAAAAGAAACGATCCAGATACGATTGGTCAATTCGGTTCAGGTATTAAATATGCTCCGATTGCAGCTTTGCGTATGGGATTGGATTGGATTTTTACTGGTCAAGATGATAAGGGTCAGTATATCCTTAAGTATAAAGTAGAGAAAGAAGATGGTGTTGACTGTATCGTTTATGATTACGGTGATTACAAGAAATCATCTTCGTTTACGGTTGATGCTGGTGTATTGAGTTGGGAAGATGAATTTCAGGTCTATAGAGAAGCAATTGCAAATGCTATGGATGAAGCTAAGACTTCAGGAACGACATGGAGTCGTGAAATAGTTGATGCAAAAGATGTGAAATCTAATCTGAATGAATTTTCTGTTTATATCACTGCGTCACCAAATATGATGGAAATCTATAACGATCACGATAAGTATTTCCTTGAAAATCGTACACCGTTATTTGAAAATAAATCAGGTCATCACAAGGTTGCGTTTTATAAGCCTATTAACAAAAATGTTCATGTTTATCATAAGCAAGTAATGGTTTATGAAAATGAAGATTACACATCAATATTTGACTATGAGATTCAGAATCTAAAACTAAATGAAATGCGAACAGTAGCAGATGAATGGTCAATGAATTATAGAATTGCCCAGGCTATATGTGAATGTAATGATGTTGCAATCATTAAGCAATTTATTAAGTCAGCAAACACTGATAAGAATTACTTTGAATTTGAATGTAGTGGTTCATTACATGATGTAGATCGTAATTGGAAAGATGCTTGGATTGATCTTTATGATGAGGATTGCATTATGGTTACACCTGAGGAATCTCTAAATCAGGCATATGTTTCTTTTATTAAAGAAAAGGGTCTTGACTTTAAAACAATTAGCTCTAGCTTTTTCTTTTGGATTTTGAAGAAAGCTGGTGTTCAAACAGTTGAAGATATTGCTAGTGAATCAATCAACTATGAAATTGATAGTGACATTTATAACTATCCAAAGTTGATCAAGGCAATTGAAATTGCAGCAAGATTTGAACCAGGCTTATTGCAATTAGAAAAACCAATTGCTTGCTTTGTTCCTAAACAAAAAGATCACTATTTGGGTGTGGTTATCAATCCAAATACAAAAGACAAACAGATTCTGATTGACAAAAATCATGCGCTTAACGGTGAGCTAAATGAATTGGTAGCGACTGTTATTCATGAATATGATCATTATGAAACTGGCTATTCAGATGGTGATTTGATTGGCAGAAAGTTTAGGGATTTGGCTGATCGCAGAATTGGAAAAATGATGTGCGAATTTTATCGCCCTGATTTGATTCAAGTTGGAAAAGATGGTATATATATCCCATTGGAAAGTATTTCTGAATTGGGTGGGATTCAATATAACATTGAGTGGTCAAAAGCATTAGAATGCTATATTATGTCAATCGGTAAAAGAGCTTATAAAATCCATTCACATGGATTAGATACTGGAATTGGTTGCGCAATTGCAATTGATAACGGCACACGCTTCTTTATTGAAATTACTGAACCATTTACTATTAGTATTATTCACTAAGGAGAATTATGCCAAAGTACGGAAATTATTTTGTTGTTGAGTTTAGGTTTCCGATCCAAGTTGATACAGTAAATACAATTCAAGAAGCTTTGAGTATTGCTGGACAAATATGTGAGAATCAACATGGGTTTAAGCCTGATAATTGGTATGCAAGAATATTTGAGTATCAGACTGGAACTGATGAAGTAGGTCATGTTAAAGAATATTTTTACAATCCTCATTCGGCAACACATCGTGAAATAAGTAAGAATATCCAATATTTCAGTGAGATGGTTCATAAAGGTTTATCTCCAGATCTTAAAAAGAATAATAAGAAAATTATTAAAACACTTCTGGAAGAGAACTAACATGGCAAATAGGAAAGTAATTTGTGCTGGATGTAGTCAAATATATCAAGCAGAAAAAACTCATTTTTATCGCAACAAAAGATGTTGTGGTTTAGATGATTGTATTACGGTTATTGACACAAAAATAAAGCACAGAAATTATTTGAAACAGCGTAGGAAATTTGCTAATGGAACACATCGGAGAGGAGTTCGTTCTGACCTTAAGAGTATTGTTCTTGAAAGAGATGAGAATTCTTGCAAGACTTGTTCTGCAAAATCAGATTATCTAACTGTTCATCACATAGTTCCAGTTTCAGATGGCGGTGGAGATGAGCTAACCAATCTGATTACTTTATGTGCTAATTGTCATGTAAAAGTTCACCAAGAAGGATCAGAAAATTTTGTCAAATTGTTTACAGATTACACTAAAGGAGTTTTAATCAATGTCTAAAACAAAATATTGGCTTTGGATTGTTTGGATATGTATTGTACTTGGAATAACATCAATAATTGCATTACCTATTATTATTATTACACTTCCAATCATTTTGATTCTTATGATAGCTGCGGTTATCGTTTAACTTTCTAAAATAGAAAATGTATGATATGATAGATGAATGTTATTTAACGGGCTACTAGCCAGATGAGGATTTGAAATGAAAGATGAATTGAATATTAATGATGAGTTGTACACCGATATTGCTTTGCAAATGCTTTCTGCATATATAAATGGAGATAAAGAAGTAACATCAGAATTAATAAACGGTTATGCATTATCTAATGATGATGACCCGACATTTATGCCTGGATTGATATTTGCATCAATGATGCATATGGCAATACTATTGTCTGCGATTGCAGATAGTACAAATATTTCCACTGAAGAAGCATTAACGCATTACGCAAGTGTTTATAACCTTCAATTTAGAGAACAAATGGCTAAAATCCCTGCATTACATCAAGATATTGCAAAAGAAATGTATAAGAAGATCGCTCAAGGCGAATAATTTTTATTGCATTTAATGAGGATGGAGATTACTTTATAAGATAAAAAATCTGTAAAGCGAGTGAGCAAATTTGTAGATTGCCCTCGTTTTGCATCTAAAGCTATGCTAATGCGAACTAATCGCAAAACCTAAACTATGGAGGCAAAATGAAGACAAAAAGTTCTTTAATAAGTGTAATTATAAGTATGTATATAGGAATCGTAGGCTCAATTGCTTACGCTTCTAGTGGTGAAGTGAATTATGTTAATACAAATTCATATTCAGTAGTTATTGATATAGCTGAGGTTAATAGTAAACCAATGGCTATTGATAGACCTGAGTGGTTAGATCATAGAGTACCTGATGATAAGAAAAAGCGTTGTCCTCAGCATCACGCTAAATTTAGAGAGTATGGATTACCTGTACAAGTATTTTCATATATTGCTTGGAGAGAAAGTGGTTGTAATCCTAAAGCAATAAATGCAAAATTTGATTCAAATGGAAAGGTTATTTGGACTTTGAATAAGAATGGTTCTATTGACAGAGGATTGGTTCAAATTAATAGTTCATGGAAAACAGTAACTAAAAATGTTTGCGGTACAGATTTGGATGGTCTATTAGACATAGATTGCAATTTGAGTGTTGCAAAATATATCATGGACAATTCAAAAGGCAAGCTAATGAATTGGAAAATATCTAACTAGTAGAAAGAGTTTCTTATGAAAATAAATGCACTCAACTTTAGTATAGATTGATTAAAAGATTGTTGGTGTTTCTTTATGCAAAAGATTATCTGATCTTTTACGCTGAAGAAACATCAACTTAAGTTTTGGTATTAGAAACAGAATAGTAATTCTAGTGGGAACGGTTTTACTATTCTGGTATAGCCTTTGTATAAGGTTATATTCTAATACCAATTTTTTAATATCAGGAAATGCTGTTCTTTTTGGTCATTGTAATAGTATGTATAATCCTCATATCTGATTATACTCTGATATTAAAAACAGGTTTGGTTAAAGCCTGGAAAAAACTATTTGTCTAACATATGCAAAAGCCGAGTTTAACCAATATGTTTATGTATCCGTAGCTCAATTGGATAGAGCAACAGACTTCTAATCTGTAGGTTATAGGTTCAATTCCTATCGGATACGCTAAGACATAGGCTAAGCCCAACCTTTCGGGTTAAGAAAAATATGCATTTGCTCATTTGGGGTATGAATGGGAAATGTCAAATATGGAGTTTTTAGTTTCATTGGTACTTCATAAATGTTTTTCGCCTATGTCTTTTTCTATATACAAACACAAATTAGGAGCTACATAAACATGAAATACATATTAATTAAAGAAAATAGTGAAATAGAAATGATTTTCAAAAATGAAAAAATGACACTTCAAGAACTACAAAAACATGTTGGGGGTTTTATTCAATGGATTACGATTGATCCAAAAAATAACACTGGTTATTGGCTGAATGAGGAAGGCAAATTTAATAAGGGAATGAATGACCTTGCTACTAAATGGTGGTATTGGAATATTCTTAAGGAAAGAGACAGCCTAAAAGGATTTAATGATTTCGTTTCAGGCGATGTTATTTACACAAAATTGGATGATGAAAGGGAGCAATGTTCACTAACTGAAAACGATATTCTTGATTTTGAAGCATTTGTATTTGCACACAAAGTTCTATCACAGAAAGATGAGAATAAATAAATGACAGACAATAATGAATATGCAATTCTTTTTTATAAAGAAGAGAAGGTAGTAGGTGTTAGTTCAATAACATCAACATTAGATGAAGTGAGAGGCGTTACAAACCTTATGGCAAATAGTGAAGGTGACTATTTACCAAATAGCGGGGATTACAATTTAGTTGGATTCATGAAAGCACATGATATCAATGTGCTTTTACCTAAAGTAATAGAAGAATACGATCAACAAAACAAAGAAGGAAAATAAAATGCCATTAAATTACGATATATCAGATATTGCAATGTACAAAGATAACTATGATGAAGCGTATACAGAATACAAACAGTTTGGAGATACCTATAAGGATGTAAAACCATTTCTTAAGGGTTTGATTTTTGCTGGCGGTATGGTTGCGCTTGGTTCAATTACTTATAAAAATGTAGGTGAATGGTATGCAAGATTGAAATTGTGTGAAGAAATGTATAAGACTTTTCTTACAACTGAGTATAATGAAGAAGTAGACAGTTATGTAGACAAGCCGTTAGAAGCAAAAGAATTGGTTAAGTATATTGGTTTGCATACAAACCATTCAACCATTACTAGAAATCAATGGATTAAGAATGTAATTCGTAATCAAAGAGTTGATCTTACATCTACACAAATGCAATATCGTTTAAAGAAACTAGAAGAACAATTTGAAAAGGAAGTATTCGCATGAGTATTAAACCAAGTCAAATAAATATGTATCCAAGAGTTTCAAATTGGTATGAAACTAATGTTATTGAACACCGAGAAAACTCGGTGTTTGATAAATGGTATATAGAGGTTGTTTATTTTGAAGCAGATGCGGAATACGCTTATGGTTCAGATAAAAAACACATTATGGGTGGTGCATATCAAAGAGTTGAAATTACTGACAAACTAACAGGTAATTTTTGGGAAGATGCATTTCTTGGTGAAACAGCTGAAGCTGACGCTAATAGATGGGCTAACGATATTGTTACAAAAATTAAATATGGGAAGGTTAAGTCATGATGGTAAACAAAAATCTAAATGAATTGAAGACTGATTACGATGTATTTCAATATGTTAAAGATCATCTTTTAAAACAAAATGAAAGATCATTAGACCCTTGGTCATTACAATGTCAATACCGTTCTCAAAATGAAAGCGGTAAAGTATTGATGTGTGCTGTTGGTTGTCTAATAGATGAGGATTGGTATTCAGAAAAGATTGAAAACCTTTCTGCAAGTAATCAAGATGTTATGAGAGCTGTTTCAGGTTCAATTACTAATTGGGTAGTGAATGACAATATGTTAAATGAATTACAGCACATTCATGATGAATATGAAAATGATCAATGGGGTTTGAAGTTGGATCACTTTGAAGGTTACTTTAGCCCTATCGGTGAATATATACAGGCAGGTTAGTTATGGCATTAATATATAATTACATTTTAGGTTATGATACTACTGACAATACTTGGTTTCATAATGTTGAAGCTGAGTCTGATTTTATGGATGGAAAAACAGTATTTAATACTAAATATGAAGAGTATATAAGTGAATATCAAGGTGACGGTATCTATTTATCAGATGCCGAGCGATTGATTGAATCATTTAATGAATCTGTTGAAATCTTAAATCAGAAAGAAATAGAAGCGGTTGCAAAAAAACTGATTGCATTTCATGAAGCTATTGAAAGGATAACTGATGAGCGCAATAACAATGTATGAAACTAGATTTGATATATCTGAAGATCAAAAGAATCCAGAATTCTTTTGTGAAGGCTTGGGGTCTAATTTAGCAATTACTGTCAGTAATGCAGACCTTAAAGGTAAATCTATTAGTATCTATTGTGATGGTGAAATGCGTATCAATCACAATGGAGAACAGATTGCAGATTATATTGAGCTGATCAACAATGATATTAAAACCGATGATGATTTAAATGAATTATACGATCAGAATAAGGTTCAAATGAATCCCTGGTTTGATCTTTATGATCAAGATGGGGAACACTTGGATATTGTTCTTTATGATATCTATGAAGCTATGGACATAGCCAAGAATATACTTATTGATATGCAAAGGAAAGATTATGACGAGAGACATTAGACACGGAGATATCCATAGAAAAGAACATCACTTTATTGTAAAAGCTTGGCTTGATAAAGATGATAAAATCAATTTTGATCTAGACATGGAAAATGTTGAAGTATTTTATCCAACCCCAGTTTTTAATATGGGTACTGGTGAATGGGTGAAATTAGATAACGATAAGATCATGGAACAAGATACAAGAATGTTACAACTACTACAAGAAAGATTGAGTATTAATAATGGCAACTAAAAAGACTGCAGTAAAGCTAGACAAAAAGACAGAGCAAGAACAATTGATTCAAGGAGCGATTAATGGAAATTATAGCTTATTGATTCCTTGTCAGGATGCAAAATTTGTTTATGTAAGAAATCCACTTACAGGCAAAATTACTCATTTTGAAACTAATAAGCCTGAGTTCGTTTCTTGTATAAAGGAATTAGCTGATCTTGGGTTGAACGATAAGCTGGAGAAAGACTTCTATGATTTGGGTGCGCTTAAGGATGAGAAATGGCTCCAGGTTTTAGATTTCCTAAGAGTAGAGAATGCATTGGAGTTTATAGCATGACAACAGTAAAAGAAGCGATCAAGATGCTAAATGATTATTTAGACCAAGATGAAGAAATTTGTATTGCATACTGGGGTAAAGAATTATTTGAAAGCGCATATGATCAAGAAATAAAAGAAGAAGCTTGGTCAAAAGTAGTCAATGAGTTTGACGATATGACTGAGCATATACAAGCAAGAATATATGATCAAATTGTAGATACAATCAACGAATATGATGGATGGGTTACAAATGAGTAAAATAGATGGAAATCAATTACGGTCAAAGATAGAAAAGCTTTTGCCTAATTGTTCTTTTGATGAAGATAATGAAGGTCAAGTTATTATTTATACAAACCTAAAAGAAACAACAAACGGAAATTACAAGGAGCTAAAATGAATAAGGAAAATCTGCAAAGAGTAATTGATGCTATTAAGTTTGATGGTAGAAAAAAATTCAACATGAATGTTTTTATTGGCAAACTCAATCATGAACATCATGAAACTTATGTGTTTGAAGATGATGAATTAGCAAGTGGATATCCAGCAACAAGAGTTACTCGTATTGATGAAGGTACAGATATTTTTAATTGTACATCAATGGGTTGTATTGCAGGATTTGCTACAGCAATTGCTAATGAATGGAAAGCGCCTTCGTGGTTATCAATAGATAGTCATTCAGATCATGTTTATTCTTTTGAACAAACGGCAAATGAATTCTTAGGGTTTACACGAGAAGAAGGTAGAAATATTTACTTCGGAGATAGTGGTTGTATTTGGAAATGGCTAATGAAGCATGAGCCAGGTAAATATCCTGAATTGGAATTGGAAGAGTTTAGTTCAATGGATGATGCTGAAGATGAAGGTTACGAATGGGATGCCGAAGATCTTCAGATTAACTTTAATACTATTGATTACCTTATGGCAATAGATGTATTGACTAGAATTCTGAATGAAGAAATTGGTTTGGCTTGTGACGAAATGAAGCAACCTTATTACATTAAGAAAGAAGCGGTAGTATCGTGAAAAATAAATATCCAGCCTATTGGAGAAGTATGGTAAAAGATGCACTTGGATGTGATGATGATTATGCTGAAATTCTTTTAGATTTCCAACATACTGTATCTAACGGCATAGATTCATCTGAAGCTACAAATGCAGAATTAAAGAAATATTGGAAATATATTCACGCTGAATATCAAGCCGATATAAAAGCTTAATCTTTGTTAAATACCCCAGGTAAGTATATCTGGGGTATTTAACCTTTAAAAACGAAAATAGAGCCAAATAGAGCTAAATGGAGGCATTTTAAAATGGCTATTGAATTGAGTGATTTAGAAAATGATATGCAGGTGATGGATTATATTGTTACAAAGCTTTTGAAGCAAAATAAGAAATCAGTTGAGAGTTTCATGAATTATGATACTGACGAATATGAAGAGAGTGGAGATTGTTCTTACCGTGGTTTTATAAGAAATGATGACGGTCAGATTATTGATACCCTTAAGTGTGCCGTTGGTCATATCATTAGTGATGAAGTTTATGACGAGCAATTGGAATCACAAACTGTTGATAATACATTTGTAATTGATGCTGTAAAAGTATCTTGTGAAAACTGGGAAGTTACAGATAACTCATTGGGTATGTTAAAAGTCCTTCAAAGGATTCACGATATGATTGAGCCTGAGAAATGGGAAAGTAATTTCCTTTATGTCAGAAGACAGATTTTAGATGAATTTGATGGTAGATCAATAATGAGTTCAGAATCAGCTACGCCTTATGCTCAGACATTAACAAGGTTTAAAGATCAACTAGATTTGAATGAATATAACTTAGGAAACTATCCTAAGATTGAGCTGTAATTATCATTAGGAAAAAGTAATATATCAACAATATTTTTATCATATATAAAAGGGAATAAATGGCATACAGTCCAGAGTCAAGAAAATTGAAATACGAAAAGAAAAAAGAGCTGATGAAGGTTGATCCTAACTTTCGGACTGAAGCAAATCGTAAAAGGCAAGAGTCAAGAAAGCGCAGGATAACTAATCGCTTTTTGGCTATTGATTTTGATGTGACAAAGGTAAATACTGGGATTTGCTGTTATGTTGAATGTGAGACTAAACTAAGCAGGTATAACCAGGATTATTGTTGCGCTTTGCATCAGACAAAGGTTATCAAAAATGGCTTGAATCAGATCATTGAATATGATGATGTTCGTGGTTTTGGTTTGAAGAAACAGGAGTTGTAATGGGTTTTGATGAAGTTAGGGTAATGTTAGCAATTATGGGTTTTATTATAATACTAGTAGTAGTAGGGAGTTAAGGTGAAGACAATATTGGCACTAGCAGTTGGTGTATTTACTGGCATTCAGTTTCATATTCATGTGGTTAAAAGAGCAATTGAAAAGCATGATCAATATGGAACTCAATGGAAAGAAGAGGATAAATGGAACAGGAGATAGCTAAAGCAATGGCTATGGATTTGACCCTTGAAGAATTAGAGAAAGGTGTAGAAACCGTTAGGGGTTTTGTTGAGGATATGGAACATACCAGGATCGGGATTATTATAAAAGATCACCCTGACTTTGGGCAAATCTATAAGATCCTTGATAACCTCAAAGCTCTTGTTCAGCAATGGAAAGAGGATTATCTTGATTAATAGCCAAGATATGGAATGGGTTATTAGGGTACTATCTCAATTAGAAAATGGCTATGTTGATAGACCAGGATGGCATTATACAGAAGTTAAGAAAATAGTGGAACGAATGAAGTTAATCATAGAAAAGGACCAGGTGGCAAAAAATGACTAAGGTTAAATATTTATCAGATGTGGCTAATATGGCTCGCCTAAAAATTGGGGGAATTCGGGTAATTCAAGATCCAGAAACAGGTACGCTTTATTATGATGTTTGTGATGAGTGTGAGATGTTATTAGATGAGAATGAGATGGGGTATGGACATGAGTGCCAATGAACTTATGGAAAAGTATGGGAACTTCCCTTTGAGTGTTTTAAAAGACGGGGAAAAGGTTCTGGTTTATTGTAAGAAATGCAAGCGGGAATTAGAACTGGATGAGGTCATAGATCACATGATGGTTAGAGATCAATTCCCAGATTGGCATATTGTTCACTTTACGATTGAGAAGGGATAAGGATATGACTACGGATCTGTTTCTAAAAATGGTTGCCTCGTATCTTGCGATATTTGGCGGGGTATATCTATTGATCACTATGGTAGAGATACTAAAGGATTACCTCAGAGAAAAGAAACTGTTGGACACTCTGGATACGGTAGGAGAAGAGATAGATTGGGATAAGGAAGATGAATGGTATTGGTCTATCAAATAGGAATTGTCTAGGAATAAGCTACCCGTATACCTAAAGAAAGCCATACCGTATACCTAACTTGTTGTGGTAAACGCTCAATAAAGGTGTAAAATCTATTAAATACATAGGTGTTTTATACGAAAACCATACAAAATAAGGTAAATATACCCTATTTCCTTAGGATTTTTATATGCGACATACAATGAGACCCTATATAGCCCCTTATAAAGGTTCTAGAAAGATAAATATATATATTCCCCAAAATTTATATCATCATCTATGTAAATTATTTAGTGTGATATATCAAGAGGATATTAGTGAACAATTATATCCAAGAATTCGTAATTGAATTTGGGGGTGAATTAGGTCTGCCTAATAGATCAGGCATTAGCTTGAAATTACAATGATGTAAGACCTCAGATAACTAGTTGAATAATAGATGTCCCATAAAGGTATTGGTTTATCTAAAAGATTAGATAAACCTTTACCTATTTTTTTATATATACTCCATGTAATATTACAAGGGCGTATTATTACAATGGTGTGTAATATTACAGGGCAACAAACGGATAAAAAAATGGGTAAAACAATAGATCACTGATCTAATATTTTTCAGGTTAATTTTTGGGCAAGGTTGGTTTTCATTGGATTAGACGATAGAATGGTTAACGAAATGAGAGATTAATTTCTCAAATAAATAAATAATCAAATAAACAATTAAACAAAGAATAGGATAAAACATTGGAACAAGAAATGCAATTTGAATTTATTAACGAAAATGAAATGGAATTCGCTAAGAGAGGGCGTAAATCTAATCTTGACGAAAAGTTTGTTAATTCAGTTAAGGAAATGATCAAGAAAAATGATTCAGTTGCAAAAAAGCAATTTGTTATCATTTCAAGTTTGGCAATTCCTTCGGATTTGACTGACATTAAGGATATCAAAAACTATAAGGCTAAAGTTGCAGCAATGCTTCGTACATTGGCTAAGAATTTGGGTTATGGTTCAGAAATCCGTTGGCATAAGGAAACAGTTCCAGCTATTCGTTTTACTTCAGTTAAGGGTAAAACTAAATAAATAGCTAAAACTATAGTCTCTCATTTCAATAAGGCTTAGGGTAAAACCTAAGCCTTATTTTTTTGTCTAAAAATAAGGTTGTCATAAAGGTTCACATAAAGATTTGAATTAGAATTCGGAATTGGATTTGTTCTAATGTAAAGATACAGATAAGCATACTCAATTAGATAAAGGTTTCGTGTAATATTACATGGGTGTAATTTTTTGAATAGACCAAAAATTACACCCGCCCGCTGTAATATTACAGGACAGCCAGGCAGCCCCGTGTAACTTTAGAACGACCAGGTAGCTTCTGTAACTTTACAGCCGTGTAACTTTAGGGTAGGCAAAAAAATATCCCCAACAAGCGGGGTTATTCAGACAACGCTGTAATCAGTATGCCTACTGTTACAGGGCTGGAATATTATGCCCGCTTGCTGGGGTTCTGTTGCCAAGCGTAATTTTAGACGCTCCGTACTTACCGTCAGACGCTCAGAGTTGAGTTACTATGGTGTAACTTTACTTGCGCTTTTCGGTGCGAACCACTTGCGGTACGCCTGATGACGACCACATGATGGTTACTGTAACATTAGCCTGCTTGCTGGCAGAACGGATAATAGCACCGTAACGGGCTTTATCAGTCTTTGCTTTGGCAGACTTCATGTCAACCGAAAAGGAAGTCAACTTGAGCGCTTGCTTTGGTGTAAGTTTACGCAACGCCTCAACAAGTTGAGGTGGAACGGTTGACTTACGACCACGGCTAGTAAACTCAAGTTCGTTTTCACCAATGAACTCAAACGAGAAATCGTCAGCCATTAGTTACATCCTTGTAAGTTTTGATTTGGCAATAACACTATGCCTAGTGTTACCTCAGTGTAATTTTTGGAAGGTACACTACCTACCCATCCCCAACTTCAGTGCGGACACCGTGAGCCTACAAGTCTAAAATTACCGACTTGCCGTACCTCACGGCTGGGGTCAACCGCTAACCCAAAGGCTAGCCAATGCCGAACCCAAAAACTCAGCTTTTCTAATATTACAGAACTTTTTTTCGGGTCTATTTGGGGACATAATCCCCTAAAGTTACATCTAATGTTACAGAAGCTTATACCGTAAAGATAAAGGTCTAGAATTACATTCCTGTAAAGTTACAGAGAGCCCAGGCGGTGTTCCGTAATGTTACTAAAAATAGTGAGAGCTCCTGTAATATTACAACGGGTGTAACTTTTAGTGGAGAGCAAAAGTTACACCCGCCCCGCCTGTAATATTACACGGACTTTGGGCAAAAAAAATTACAACCATGTAATTTTACTGTCGTGTAATAATAGAGAGCCTGTCTCGCAGGGGTTACGAGACAGGCTACTCTTACGGGCGTGTAACTTTAGTTACTTGCGCACGATCTGCGGCACACCATCTGGCGACCAGAGAATTTGCACTTTGACCTTCGCTTGAACACTTGCCGAGCGAATGGTTGCGCCGATCCGAGCCTTATCGGTCTTGACCGTTGCTGACTTGACATTGACCTTCAAGGCTGACAGGCGAACGCCCTTGCCCTTTGGCATGGTCTTGATCGCTTCAACCAATGCTGGTGGAACATTAGACTTGCGACCTCGTTGGGTGAATTCCATTGAACCTTCGTCAATGAATTCAAATTCAAATGCTGACATGGTTATTCCTTAGTGATCTCACTCCGTAGAGTGTGTCTCGGCGGTATTGCTTTGACATTCATTACGATAATGGATAGGGCAATAGATCGCAAGGTAATCAGATCGTAACAATGCCCGCAAACCCAATGCCCATATGAGATATATCACCGACATTGTTACAATATGGTTACAAGTCTATTGTTACACGAGAAATTCTAATATTACATGATCGGGGCTAATGTTACACAGAGCGGCGAGATCGCCTAGATCGGGGGTCGTAAAGTTACACGAGTGTAAAGTTACATCTCCGTAAAGGTGAGATCAGGTAATGTTACATCCATAAAACATACTAAACTAATGATACACACGGGTAATATTACATCTGGTGTAAGTTTTAGTAGAGCGCAAAACTTACACCAGCCCCAAGCTCTGTAATTTTACAGCTTGGTAACTTTACTGGTGTGTAACTTTACTCGTGTGTAACTTTACACGAGCCGTTCGCTGTATTCCTGGCTATGCTCTAGCGCCCATGATAGCCCACCCTCTTTGCCATATACCCAGTCGGTCTCTATGTCGGTCTCAATTTCTAATTCAGGCGTAGTGTAGAAATCGTTATAGACAGGCGTATTCTCTATTGCTAAAGTTACTGTAGGGTAATTTTCCCTAACCTTCTCAAAGAATTCATGCACCGCATTATCCCCGATAGATTTCAGCAACGCTAATTGACAAGCGAAAATGTCGGGCTCTGTAATTTTAGGCAGGACTACTCGCCCACCTTTACCCCTACCTATAACCAATAGGTTGCCGTAAATATCGGTAGGGAATACATCTTTCAAAAGTTCCTTGACTGTAACTTTACGCAGACCGAACCAGTCGGCAATTTCTGCAGGCGGTACGCCATCGTCATACATCTCGCAGATATCATCTACAAGGTCGGCTGTAATATAAGGGTATGGGTTTCTCTGATAATTAGTCATAACCATATACTAACCTATCCTCGTGTAATAATAGAAGTAATTTTAGGCAATTTTTGAGGTATATAAAGGCTAAGTAACATTACTATTACGATAAAACATGGTTGGTAATATTACTTTCATAAACTTACACTAAACTAATCTTACAAGGGTCTAATGTTACTGCGGGCGTAATATTTGGTGAAGCTCAAATATTACGCCCGCCTGTAATTTTACAGGCATGTAACTTTAGAAAACGGGGGCAAAGAAAAACCCCTGCGGAGGGCGCAGGGGTTTTCTTACTCGCTTGTAATTTTAGTCAGCGAGCATTGACTCTGGAAACTCATCGGTGATGTCTTCTTCGCCTTCTTCCAGTACACCTTCTTCTTCGTGTTGCTGTGCAAAGATCACCTTCATTGAGTAACCCTTCCGACCCTTGAAGTCTGCCTTGAATGCGTTGATGTCTTTGCGGACTTCCTTGATCAAGTCCTTGATGTCCGATGCATCGTAAAGCATGCTGTCGCACCATTCCAACTCACCTTGCTCAAACTGGAAACTAACCTCGTAAGTGTTCATGTAACTTTACCCTTCTGTGTAAGTGTCGCTCTCGTGAGCAACAAGTACAGCATAGCAGGTATTTGGATTAGTTTTTGTATTTGTTTTTGGGTAGGTATGTAACTTTACATAAGCATATTCAACATAAAGGTTAGCTTTGTAATATTACAGCAGGTGTAACTTTTAGAGAAGCGCAAAAGTTACACCTGCCTGTAATTTTACAGCCGTGTAATTTTAGACCAGGCAAAGAAAAAGCCCCCGCTTTTGGCGGGGGCTTATCTTACTTGCTTGTAACTTTAGTCTCGCTCAAAGTACCACGCAAGTGCTACTGGCAGGATTAGCCATGACCAAAGGACTAATACCCCGTAGATAATTTTGATGATGCTCATGTAATTTTACTCCCTTGTAATTTATGAGTTGGCTAATTCTGCGATTAGTTGGCGAAATGCGTCAGTTGGCAAAGACAAGTCCTGCCCGACAATGTGCGAAACTTTTTCACTCATGCGGTCAAGGCTAATCACTAGGTCAAGTGAATTGACTAACACGGTGGATACCCAGTCACGATTATCCATAGGCATATCGTCTGCTGTAACTTTACCCTCCAGTAATTTTGCAAGGTTGGTAACGCTATCGGCATAGTCGCAACCGTCAGTCACATAGTCAAAGTCAATTTCCAGTATGTCAAAAGTTACAGTAGTGAAAATTTCTGTAACGGTGCAAAGGCTCTCATTTAGGTAGAGCATTTTCTTTTGGAATTCGGTGGTCATGTAATTTTACCCTTCGGATTATTGGTCGGCATTATTACCGACACAATGAGCATATCAAATCCTCGTGTAATAATAGAGGTAATTTTAGACTATTTTTGAGCCTATTTTCGGGGTTGGTAAGATTAGATTTCGTAAAGTTACAAGCTTCTAAAGTTACAGGTAGAAATATGTACTCCACATAAAGGCATGGTGTCTAATATTACAGCAGGTGTAAGTTTAGCATAGCGCCTAAACTTACACCTGCCTGACCGCCCCATAAAGATTTATTAAACTAATGTTACAGCGGAGTAATGCAACCACTGGTGTAATGTTACACGGTGTACCATGTATGCCCATGTAATATTAGAGTGAATAATTATGCAAGGTAATGCATAAATAATAAGGTTGCGCCTGGTCTTACAAGGTAGTAGTATTTGGTTGTTGGGCAATTCCGCTCAACCAGTAATGAAAGGTAGTCCAATGGCTACAAGTAAGGCGAAAGCCAAAGTGTCGGTGAAAGTTGCAGTGTCGGCTACTGCAAACAAGGTAGACAAAGCCCGTACCACTAATGCCCGCAAAGGCGTGAAGCAACACTATTCCGATGCGAAAGCCGTTGCATTCTGGCAACTCTTAGCATTGGTAGTCAAGTCACCACTAATCCCTATGGAGTTGCGTGTTGCAACTAAGAACAATGCACAAGCCCGTAGGCAGTGGTGCATTGACAACAAGGCAGTAGTGGTATCTCGTGCCGATGTGACACACAAGGTACAAGGCGATAGACCAGACAATGCAGTGAGAGCACGACTTATCTCACTTGCCAAAGTAGACGCAAGTGCAAAGCGTGTCGGCTATGTGCGTGTGCTTGACGCATACACTGCAAGTCGTAACCCAAAGCATGCAGACATAGACAAGGTATATCTATACCGCATTGCGTAACGCTTAGGCGTTGCAAATAAGATACGGGGCAGAGATGCCCCGTATTTTTTTTATATGCGTTGTTGCATAATCACAACACATGTGTTGCGTAAAGGCAACGCAATCTAATATTACATAATGTACCCGTAAAGGTACACTCATGTAACATTACAATCGTGTACTAAAAATGGTACATAGTGTTGCGATATCGCAACGGGTGTGATCTCCTACATACTTGGGGAGCTCCACACCCGCCCGCCGTGTAATTTTACACTCGTGTAATTTTACGCTCCCATAAAGATTTCACGCACTAAAATTACACACATGTAACCACATGGTCGGCTTGGTGCAAAGCAAAACCCGAGACCCAGGGGTTAGGTCTCGGGCTTGCTTGCGATTAGTTGGTTTTGAAATAAACGGTAATCATTTTGACCAACCCCCAAATGCTGATGATCGCAATTGCGGTTAGCGGGTCTATGTTTAGATCCATTGGTTTTCCCTTCTGTTGTTGTTGTTTATAAAGGTTATTCAAGCACTCACTAAAAATGAGACCAACCTAGCGTAAGGTTGGCTGGGTGTTTGGGGGGCGGTTGCCCGCCCCCCGATCTATCGGATCAAGCGATCCGATAGACATACACCTTTTGGCTGTCGGGGTGTGTCGGGTTTTTCTTGGCGGTGTAAGCGTCAAGCACTCGGACATAGCCCACTTTTTTGGCGTTTGGGATCACCGAGCGTAGGGAATGGATCCGAGCCCGTACCGAATTGTCGGGGCGATCTGCTGGCGTAGCCTTGCCAGCCTTCACACCGTCAATTTTCTGAACAGCGAGCCAATCAACCTTCACAGCCTTATTCATGACACACCATGATCGGCGAGCGCTGGCGTTATTTTTGCTGGCGACCCGTAGATCCTTGTCAATGATTTTTTGACCCGAAACGCTGGCGAGCAAACCGATCAACAATTCGGCAGGCTTGTCGGTGTAAAATTGCTTGACCCCTGCTGTAGCGTTTTTGGTGTTTTTGCCCGTGATTTTGGTCATTTCGGTTTTTGCCGAAACCTTGACCGTGATTTTTGCGCTTGCTTTTTTCGTTGCCATTTCTGACCCCTTCGGTTTTGGGGGATCCCGTTGATCCCCGCTAAAAACAACGATATCAAACGGATCGGGGGTCGGTGTAATCCTAGATCCCCGCAAACCCTTATGGAATAAGGGTCAAAAAAAAAGTTTGGGAATTGGGTCAAAAAATTGCGGGAAATTGGGTCATGTAAAGGTTTGACCCTACCCGACACAGGATTACGCACACGCCAAAAGCATAGCATTACATGCTTGGATTATATACTCAATTTTTCTAAAAAATGGCGTGGGCGGGAAATGGGCGGGAGCTGGTTTAAAATGCGGGAGAATAGAAAAGAGACCGCTTTGCGGGCGGTCTCTCTTTCTTCTCAGTGTGTTAACTATAACGGTCCTAAGATAGCGAAATTCGTTCTGCTCTGGTGATAGTGCAGATCACGATTGCCGCTTGACACTTTTAGGGTGCCAAGGAAATTATATCACATTGTAGATATTTTTAGAGAGCTACTTTTTAGAGTTGCGGTAGAATCCACTGCCTTTGAGTTCTATCATCGGCGGGGAATAGATTTGTTTTAGCGTAGCGTTGCATTCGGGGCAAACATCTATCTTCCTATCTTCCAGAATGGATCTAAACTCTTCATGAGTGTGTCCATTAGAACAGCGATAGTTGTATTGTGGCATGTTCCCATTATAGCGTAAGGATGGTATACTTCCTATTGTGAGAGTTTGGATTGATCAAGACTTATGTACTGGAGATGGTCTGTGCGCCGAGATAGCACCCGATGTGTTTACGATGATGCCCGATGGTTTGGCGTATGTACGAGAAGGAGACAAAATATTTGCCTCCTCTGTGGGAAACCCCGAAGGCGCAGCTGGCTTAGCTTCTTTCGCTGATGATCGGTTGGAAGATGTCATTGAAGCCGCCGAGGAATGCCCTGGCGAATGTATTTTCATTGAACCTTAAACTCACAAACAAAAGCAGGCAAGGTTTGGTTGTTAGTACTTTCGGAGCCACTAATGATAAAATTGAGTGTGCGTAACGATTATGAGATGTGGTCAATTGCTGAACATGACCACCTCTGGGTGTTTGATAAGCTCATTGTAGCAAGGAGAGCTGGTCATCTGTGCGGACCACGAGGTATGCCCGTTCCCAAACCCGATTTTTATATGGTGAGACCCATCTCTAACTTTGAGGGTATGGGGATTGGAGCTCGCAAGGTCTGGCTGGATTATTGCACCTTGGATCTGCATCCTGGAGAGTTCTGGTGTGAGTTCTTCACGGGGGATCACATTAGCGTTGATTACCACCTGTACAAGCCTGTGTTGACTGTTAAAGGTACTCCACACCCGAATGCACCTCATTCAAAATTTATAAAATGGGAGAAGTTAGAAATATCTATTCCGCAACCTGCGATGTTGGGTAAGATACCACTCTTTTACAAAACAATCAACTGTGAATTTATCGGGGGTAAGTTAATTGAGATACATCTACGAGGCAATCCTGACTTTGTGTACGGTAATAATATTGCAATACCCGTGTGGGAAGGAGAAGAGATTAACCCTCCACAATCAATGAGGTTTGTTAAAGCTGAAGATACCAATAGGCTTGGGTTTTATATAGATAGTTAATCATGATATAATATTACATGTACGAATATAGAATTAAGAAAGTTTTGAAAGTTGTTGACGGAGATACCATTGATGTGGATATTGATCTGGGGTTTAATATCTCCTACACCCAAAGAGTTAGACTGGCGGGAATTGATACCCCTGAATCTCGCACAAAAGACGCACGAGAGAAGGCATTGGGGCTTGAGGTAAAAGACAAGCTGAAGAAAGCAATTGACGCTGCCAAAGATGTAGTCGTGAAGACCGAACTCCCTGATAGCTCCGAAAAGTACGGGCGCATCTTGGGTTGGGTATACCTTGATGGATCTGCCAAGTCAATCAATGAACAACTCATTGATGAGGGTTATGCTTGGGGATACATGGGCGAAACCAAGATCAAAGACTTTGACGCTTTGCTCGCTAAGCGAGAATCCTTTTCCAAGAAGAAGTAGTCACTCGTCAAAAGACTTGCGAAAACGATCTTCATGAAAGCGGTCTTGGAAAAGCCTATATCTCATAAGCTTTTGCTGACGATGCCTTTGGCTTAGTCCGATTTTTGCCACCCACCCCAATAAGATTATTCCAAGAATGTAGTATGCCATATCCGCTAAGAATAGCAGGCATAATTCAAATAACCACCATATCCAAAAAAAATAATTCATCTGTATGTTTGGAAGTCAATATTGACAACCAACCTAAACGGAGAGCGAACGGGATTTGAAGCGGCATGGATGTTGCTACCGTCAAAGATGATAGCTCGCCCTGGCTTTGGATATACGGTGTCTTGGAGCTCGTGTGCTTCGTTAAAAAAGTAAGTTGGTCCATCTGAGTCATTTATGTAATATAGAAGAACTTTGTGGTCAACGGGCTCGCCATTGTCGTACTCTAAATCAACATGAGGAACTTGGGGCTCGTAGTGCATCATTGGAGGGTAAGGGGATGTAACATTTACCTTAGCCCGCAATAGGTTGATATTTCCAAACTTATCTGCTAGATTACCTACAAGCTTCTGAATTGCTGGAAGGTGAGTTGAGGCAATGTCTGATTCCGACTCATACAGGTGATGAGACATCTGCATTGGTGCATGTGACCACTTACTATCTTCATGGTAAATATGGCTGCGGTAGAAGCGGTAAGGAACTTTAGGGTTAGTGAAGTAATCGTAAAGATACGACTGTTCCTCTATAGATACATAGTTGTCAATAATAAACATGGCTGGCGAGGTAGGGTTTGAACCTACGACCCAGGGATTAACAGTCCCTTGCTCTGCCAACTGAGCTACTCGCCATTGTGCTATTTACTTTAGCAGCAAAATAGCAATTGTAATTGCATGAAGCGTAAAATAAATTGCGTGTGTAATTTTATCCTGTTTTGACATATTTCCTCCTAGAGCCCCCTCTCGGACTTGAACCGAGGACCGCTTCATTACAAGTGAAGTGCTCTACCACTGAGCTAAAGGGGCGTTATTATAGCAATATCATAATACAGCATGGTATCATGTATGTATGATTCAACACACAATTTTTAGAGATTGTATTTGGGAAGACACATTGGATGGTTTAGATTATTCTGCACTGGTAGATAGAACTCATCAAATTAAAAATAATGAAAATATAAATACACAAAAAAGCAATCGTGGTGGTTGGCAGAGCTCTGGGATATTAGAAGATGAGTCATTTAAAGAATGCTTTTCTTTAATCCAAAAAAAAATTAATGATGTAATTAAAGATTATGGGTTCCATCAAAATGTATCAGCTGATCTGAGTTATGCTTGGGCTAATATTAATAATAAAGGTGATTACAACACAGGGCATCTTCATGCTCATTCAATGATATCTGGTGTTCTGTATTTGAAAGCGCATGGCGCAGATCAAGGATTAATTGGCTTTGACTATGCTAGTAGTTCTGAAATTAAAGGATATCACTATCCATACGAAGCTATCAATGATTTTAATGACCTTAACTCCAATACATTCTTTGCAGAGCCAATTACTGGAAGACTACTTCTGTTTCCTGGTTGGCAGAAACACTTTGTTTTGCCAAATAAAACAGATGAAGAAAGAGTTTCAATCTCTTTTAATTCAATGCTTAAAAATAATTAATATTCAAAGTAATTCTTGAATCAGTCACTCCAGGGTGTGAGGATGAGTGATACTGATTTGCGTCAAAAATAATAGCATCGCCTTGACTTGCTTTATTAATATTTTGTGTATTTAAAAACACATCTTTATCATCTGTGTGTTTTTTATCGTACACAACTGTTGGACCATCTGAGTCATGAACATAGTAAACAAGTGCTTTAATATTGTCATTTGTATAATCAATATGAGGTCTTTCCACAACGGGTTTATCAGATATTGATGTATGAAGTCTTAACGCAGCTCTGACCAAAGTAAATGGTCTATCTATGTGTAAAGCAATTGCGTTTAAAACAGGTATGAACAATTCAAAAAATTCAGATGTAGGTTTTGCATCGTAATACAAGATATGAGAAAACGCATAACTGGTTTGATAATTTAAATTTTTTATAATGAAATTTTTTTCATCAACACTTGGTGCCGATGCAATTCTAGAATTGTAACACCAAGGAAAATCCATTGACTCAGTAACATTTTTAATTTTTAACTGTTGCTCAATTGGTATTAAATTATTAACAATATCAATCATGACTTCTACACTATCAATTTACTTGATAAAGCATACTTTACAATACCATAGTCTGGATGAGCAATATCTGCATCTATTAAAGTGTAGTCATACAGTATATTATCAATTCTTCTTCTGTTATATGCTGAGTGATATTCAATCAAATAAACATCTGGTTTGATAACCATGTTTTCTAGTATCTCAATCTCAGCACCTTCGGTATCAATTTTCACAATGTTTGCTTTTGGCAGCAAGCTTGCTGCTATAACAGAAACATCTTCGCCTTCTTCAATCTGCTCAGCGCCGTGTTGAAAACTGCACTCACCAACATTATGAGCTCCATAATACATTCTTCTTTGTTCTGTTTTTGAACCTATTGCAAGATTCATAACCATGATATTTTCAAGATCTTTTGTGTTTGTTTTTAAATACTCAAAATTTTTTTTAATTGGTTCATATGAATAGATTTTTGAATTAACCCAACGCTTTTTAGCCCATAAACAAAAACCACCAACATTACCACCGATATCTAGAATTACTGGATTTGGATTTTCATATGGAACATCATATTCACCATCAAATATTTTTTGAATATGCTTAGCCATATTGTCTGGAATTTGCATCACTTCTTACCCTTCACCTGTTTTTTCACCACTTTCTTCACAATTTTTTTCTGAACTCTCGGCTTAGGCATATCAGGAACTGGCATCCACTTACCCATTGATTCAGCAAGACTGTCAATAATTCTTTCACACTCGTAATCAATCAAAGATGTCACCATTTTATGGACAGCCTTACTTTTCTGGTCATCTGAATCTGGTTTTAGCATTTCATTAACAGCTTCTTCAATTACTGCCATATGACAATGTAGTAACTCATGAACGATTGTTGCACGAACATCTTCTGGTGTATCTTTCCTGAAGTCTTTGTGTAAATACATTTTTGCAAGATGTTGACCATGAACAACCTCTGTTTCTCCAAGTGCATCTGGGCTGCAAGGCTTTGCTTGCACAAGAATTGTCCAGTGAGATAACCCCATCATATTCTTAAGCTTGTTTACATAGCGAATAACCCAGGCATCCATCTCTTCAACTTTCGCAGGCTGTCTTGCCATTTTATATACCACAGTTGTCCTGTACAGCTTTTCTTTCTTCATCATCTGCAAATAGGCGAACAGCGTAGATACATGGATCCCCGCCCTCTTCCCACTCCACATCCTCATCATGCGTGGTTGGAACACCATCATGTGTTGAACACACTGGTCTACTGATCCAGCCATTATCTATTCCAGTAGTAATCCATTGCTCAAAATTTACTTCCATTGTTCCAAAAAATGGATTAAAATTTTTTTCTGGGTCATTAAAATTATCTGTCATTTTTCCTCCATACAAAAGCGTTTCTTAAATAAACAATACTATATGCAAATGATCCAAGTATGAAACCATATTGCTTTGTGATTACTGCGTAGTATGTCCAGCAACACTCTACACAGATCATCCACAGGAAAGCTTCCCATTTTTTCTTACCAATGAAAAACATCCCTACAATTCCCATAGCTGCTAACAACCATGACCACGCCTGATTACTCACGGAGTTTCCATTGGTAGAAGAAACTCTCCACGAATCCACATCAATGCAATCGCAGCATAACCGCCAATATCAAGCAATGTGTCATAAACGCTTTCATCTGAGACTGCATTAGCAACTCCTTTTGGTTTTGATAAAAGATTTTCTAATCTTGCAACTTTATCATGCAATCTGATTGTCAAGCCATTAAGACCAAATCTTTCAATATTTTTTGGACCATAATCTTTTTGTTTTTTAATTAAAGTAGATATAAGCATTTCTTTATCTAAAGAGATACCATTTATCTTACAGTAATGCAAAGCGGCAGCACCAATCATTGACCACAGCCAGCTATGGTACTGCCGACAATACATTAACTTATCTTCATTGCTATCTTTGTAATAATGCGGATCACTTTCCCATGTCTTATTGTCAATGCACCAATCAATAATGTTTTTAATATTACTAATATGATCGCCTGACAAATTAATATTTAAATTATCCCAGTAGAAATTACTCATCCGTGATTTCCAAGAGGTACCACATTCAGTAGTCATGCCAGTTATATCAAACCTGTCTACGAACCAAAACAAATCTTTTACGGCTTCTTCCGCACAGAATTCCCATGATTTCATATTTCGCACAACTACCAATTTTTCCATAATTAGCTATTTGCTCGCTCAACCTTTGGATCTACAATTTCAAAATGTCCACGCTTTACCTTCTTGAAGTAAGAACGATTTGCATTGTAGAAGTTGTAAAAAGTTGGAAGTGAGATTTCTACATCTGTTGCAAGCTGCACAGGTGTAATAACCTTACCAACATTTCCACTAAGGAAACTAACGATATTATCTTGCTTTGACTTTCTTCCACTCACTTGATTTACCACCTTTTCTTTGAACTTAAAAAGCTCAGCGTATGTTGAATATGATTTTTCATCAATGTTGTAATACTTGATGGTCTTTGATGGAGACCAACCTTTATAATGACCGTAAATAACAGAAGCGGCTTCTCTGTGGTCTGAGACTGGGATCAAGCCAATAAGCTTGTCAAAAATTACACTGAACTCTTTTGTTGCAGTAAATCCAGAATCTTCTTCGTTGATGTTTTCTTCTGACATGTATAGCCTTTCTCTAGGTATGAAGAGACTATCATTTTTAGAAAACAAAATCAACGGGATAAATGATTATTTTAAAAATAAAAACGGGCATCCTCACACATTTATAATAACCTTTCGGAATACTATAAACCTGAAGATGCCCGTTTAAATTTATTTTTTAGTTGATACTTTTTTAACAGCTTTAGTTGTTACTGGCTTTGTTTCTTGTTTTGGATTGTGTGATTCAATGTGTTTATCAAGTTTGTTTTCTACAACCTCAACATCATTATGAAGATCCATTAGTAAAGAAGCGACTACGCCATGATCGTTTTTGTTTTCCACTCTTCCTTTTTGTACCAAAGCTACCAGGATTCCCCCGACAGCAGCAATTAGAGCAACAGTTACGGCTTCCATCAACCCTCACTATTATGCAAGCAGAAAGCTTGCAATATCCTCTACTGACATATCAAACTTACCAAACTCTTCTTCAAAAGAAGAGAGTGCCGTAACAAGATCGCTCTTCTTAACTGTTTTTGGGTCAAGAGGGACTTCTTTTGTGCCTGATGTCTTTCCAGCACCAGATGTTGGTGTTGATGCAGAACCAGCTGTTGGGACTGAACTTACCTTCTTTTCTGGATCAAGAGGAACTTCATTAATCATTCCCTTGATAATATCAACTTGCGAATTATGCCATGCGGCAGCCTTAATGTGATCTTGCATTTGTTCTGCGGCAGTTTTTGCAGCAGTTTCGTGCCAAGACTTCATTGAGTTGTGGTCAGAGACCATTTTCTTCATATTGTCTTTCATATATTCTCCTTGTATTAAAGATATACTAACTAGCATATCATAGTAAATTTTTTATAACCTCATCAGCAATGCTGATTCCGACATTTTTATCCATTTCTTCTTCCATGTCATCATCCCCTTCTGGAGTTACGACTCCATCTGGAATAATGGCAAATCTGCACATTCCTTCATCTTCAACTTTTTGGGCAATTATCATGCACACTCCATTTTTTTCATACAAAACGCAGTTTGCACACTTTACACCAATATCTTTAACATCATTTTCTTCTGCACTTTCATAGCCAGCCCAAATGCCAGTTTCGTCTTCATTAAACTTTCCAAATTTCCTGGCAATTGTTACTAAGGCATCAGCAAGAGCTGCCTCTTCTTCTGCAAGATCTTCAGCAATTTTTGAAATATCAAACGCTTTACTCACTGTTCTATAACCTCCACCTCTTTTTTTATACTCACGAACCAACCAAGCATTTGCATAGGCAGATGGGTAAACATCAAACTTAGCTTTCGCTTCAGCTTTAACCCTTGCATATAGCGCTGGGTTGGTTGGAACATTTCTTGTTGCTTTTTCTACATCTGTTGAAACATTAATTGGTTTCTTGTCCTCTCTAGTTTCAGTAGACTCAGCTCTTCGTTTTCTCTGCACTGCAGAACGAATCTGCTCTGGTGTCATTCTTGCTGCTCTTGAGGCAGGGACACATTTTGGGTACTTACCAGACTCTGCGTCTGCACGACCACATGGCTCAAATCCACCACCAGCTTTTGGTCTTGAAATATCAACCCATTTTTCTTTAAACCATTCTTTCAATGATTTAATTGCGTATTCAATTTCCTCTTCTGACAGAGTATTTTCAGGGTTGTTATTTACTGACATAATCTACAATTTTACCATGCTATTCATAAATGCTCACAACATCAGCCTGCTCCCAGCGCTGGACTGGGATTTGTACCCTCCAGAAGTAAGCGGCAGCATCTTCGGATGAGTATACGATTCTTGCATATGCTTTCTTAGCACCTTCGTCATAAACAGGGCATTTAGCATAAGAGCAAAAATAAAGAGCTTTATATTGATATCTATCTTCATGCCAATGCACTGCATTAACAACAACTAGATTTTTATTACAGTATGGACATGTTCTTGTCGGATACGGGAAGTCTTTAATTATCTGTCCCAAAATCATATCTATCTTCTCCATTTTCATTAAATATTTTTTTTCTTAAAATATATGTAATGATTTCATCAACTTTGTTTCTTGCTATTTCTATGCCATCCATCAAAGAGTTAAGTTCATCAATTGTCATTTCATATTTATCTTCTGGAGACATTATAACAAATGCTGGTACATAACTATCTTCAAAAGGCACAGCCTTAATTATAATCTGGAGAGACTCAATATCTTCTAGATTAATATCAGAGTTAAAACTAGTTATTCTCATTTACGCTTATTTCTATTAACTGTATTTGGTGGAGGTAGTGTTTTAGCTTTATCGTTATTAGTTTTATCTAATGGTTTAGCAAACCTAATCCATTGGTAAATAAGCATAAGTATAATGCTTGTTTGAAAAGTAATGCTTTCATTAAGTAGCTTGTCCGCAGAGTATTTTACTCCAAGAGCGGATATAGTTAACCAGATTGCCCAGAATATAAAATTTGACATGTAGAGAGCATATCAGAAAAATTAAAAAAAAATCATTTGCGCAAACTTTTTCTCAGAATTCATGATATGCTTCGCATGCGGGCATGCGGGTAAACCTAGCATACTAATATACTTATAAACTATATATACTTATATACTTGGTATACTAAGCATACGGACACTATGTTCCAAATGGAAAAGGTGATAAGGTAGAAGTATGCAGATCATTGCTATTGTTGAGTCGGATGATTATGGTCCTGCTGCAATTATTGACCCCGACCACATCAGTGTGGTCAAGTTTGACGACTTCTATCTTGCAGCAACTAGGTGTGTTTTTACTAACATGCCAATTAGTGTGGAAATATCTGAAGAAACAGCCAACGAGCTGATCCAAAAAGGTGTAAAATGTTTGTCTATGTCATCAGACAAAACTGTTCTGGAGAATGAAAAAGAGTAACACCTTTAATGAAAAAAATTAGCTGGTTTAGTTTAAATCATATGGATGCATCTGGTGACACTTGGTATAGCCAGGGTTACTACAACGCTGCCCTTTCTACAATCAAAGCTTTGCAGGAAAAAGAATGCGCTGTCTTTTACACAAGAGAAGACATCCCATATCACATTAACTTCTGCCCCCCAACTTATTACCAGATGAAGTCAAAATACAATATTGGTTACACCCCCTGGGAATCAACCAAGATCCCTCCACACTGGATTGACAACATGCGCAAGTGCGATGAAGTCTGGGCTACATCTGATTTCATCAGAGATATTTATATTAAACATAATGTTAATGCAAATGTATTTACTATTCCTCACGGTATCTCTCCAGAATTTTCTATACTTGAAAGAGAGCTAACTGGTAAGTTTAACTTCTTACATGTTGGTGGAGATTCAAAAAGAAAAAACGCACAAATGGTTGTTGATGCTTTTCTTGAGCTATATGATGGCAATGAGGATTTTCAACTTGTTCTAAAGTATAACAAGTTCTGCTATGCAGAATGTTATGTTAACGATCAACTTGTACCAGCTTATAATCATCCTCAAATCCTTGGAATCCCAGATAATTTTAGTACAGAGGATTTAGTATCTTTGTATCACAAATGTCATTGTATGGTTTATCCAACAATGGGTGAAGGTTTTGGAATGATTCCTTTTGAAGCAATTGCAACTGGTCTACCAACAATTGTCACAAACCTAACTGGTTGTGCTGATTTTGCAAAATACGGTATTCCTCTTGAGGCTAGTTTTGTAAAAGCTGATTGGCAAGATCATCTCTATGATTGTGACACTGGAGAATGGGCAAGCCCAAATTTCCAACAACTCCTTGACTTAATGGAGAATGTTGTAAATGAGTATGATGACTTTAAAAAGTATGCTCTTAAATCAGCAAGGATTATTCACTCTGAGTGGTCTTGGTCATCGGTTGCTGATAAAATTTTGAATCGTTTTGATTTTTATCAAAATTCTTTGTCGTAGTCCTAAGTACTAATCTTTGACTCTGCTATGCTCAGCGTCTAAACTAGTTGTTCTTACTTTTGGAGGTATGTAGATGTCGCTGTTGTCAAATGATTTTATTGCTAGTTATGGTTCAAAGACCCCGCCTTGGGGTTTTGGTGGACTTGGAGAGGTTGTGTTCCTTAGGACATACAGTCGCAAGATTGAAGGAACTGACTCAACAGAGTCTTGGGTTCAAACTATAAAAAGAATTATTGATGGCGCTATTGAAATCGGAGTTCCTTTCTCTCAGGAAGAAGCAGAGAAACTATTTGATCACATGTTTAATCTTAGGTGCTCAGTCTCTGGCAGAGCCCTCTGGCAGCTCGGTACACCTCTTGTAAGTAAGTTTTCTGGAACTTCACTTAACAATTGTTTTTATACAAACATTGAAAAGATTGAAGACTTTGAACTCTTGTTTGATTACTTGATGCTTGGTGGTGGTGTTGGCTTTTCTGTTGAGCGCTCAAAGATTCATGATCTGCCAAAGATTAAAAAAGTCAATTACATTACAGCAGAAAGAACAGCAGATGCTGACTTCATTGTTCCAGACTCAAGACAGGGCTGGAGAGAACTTCTCCACAAGGTTCTTGAATCTTATTTTGTTACTGGAAAATCCTTTACATACTCAACAATTCTTATTCGTGAGTATGGAGCACCACTAAAGACATTTGGTGGTATTGCCTCTGGTCCAGGAGCTCTCGTAGAGGGTCTTGTTGATATTGGCAAAGTTCTTGATAATCGTGTTGGGAAAAAACTTCGTTCAATTGATGTGTTGGATATTTGCAACATCATTGGTCGTATCGTAATTTCTGGCTCTTCACGCCGTTCAGCACAGATTGCTATTGGCGATCCTGATGACATGCTATTCCTTCGTGCAAAAAACTGGGGAAGCGGTAATGTTCCAGCTTGGAGATCAAATAGCAATAACAGTATTTACGCAGACTCCTATGATGAAATTGTTCCAGAATTCTGGAAGGGTTATGACGGGACTGGTGAACCATACGGTTTGCTAAACAGAAAGATGGCAAGAACATATGGAAGATTGGGTGAGAAGTCACCAGATCCAACAGTTGAAGGATTTAATCCATGCGCAGAAATTGCGTTATCAGATGGTGAATCTTGTAACCTCTCTACAATCTTTTTGCCAAACATTGAGTCATTGGCTCAAATGCTTGAGATTTCAAGACTCCTGTATATGGTTCAGAAACAAATTACAAGGCTTTCATATCCATACGAGAAGACAAACACTATTGTTCACAAGAATGGTCGCCTCGGTCAATCTGTGACTGGTATTCTTCAGGCAACAGAAAAGCAAGTTGGATGGCTTGAT